CACATATGTCAGGTCTGCCATGAACCCGCCGCGCAGTCCAGGATTCCTGAACACCATCGATGGTGAGATAGTTGCAACGACCTTGACATCTGGTCGACCTTTGAAGTCGAAGATCTGTCCACGGTACTTCATGATGCCCGAGCGACCTGCTGCAGCCTGCAGCGCCTCATTACCCAGGGCGAGTACCCAGCCCGGCTTGATGACATCAATCTCGGCTTCAAGATATTTGCGGCACGCAGCCATGTCAGCCTTGGTAGCTTCGGTGCCATACGTAGAACATTTGGTAACAGACGTGAACGCCACGTCGGCGAGGTCGATACCCGCACCCTTCAAATAGTCATGCAGCTCAGCCCGATTTCTCGGGCCAAGCGGCAGACGTGTCAACACCAGAAGGTTTGCAGTTTCACTGCCCTCAGCCGTGATGCAGTTGTCAAGGCCCATGGCCGACAGCGCGCAGTCAACGCAGCCATCGGGATCACGCACCTTGTCCCGCACTACGGGATTCATCAATGAAACTTTCATACTTCTATCGTGTCACTTGAAAGCTAGAATAGTCTTCACGGACACGGAACACTTCGATGTTCGACTGGATCAACAACTCGAGTCCCTCACGCAGACGGTAGTCGTGCTCGAACCAGACCCGGGTGATACCGGAGTTGATGATCAGCTTGGCGCAGGCAAGGCAGGGCTGATGTGTGGTCCAGAGCTCAGCCCCTTCGACGGCCACACCATGACGAGCGGCGAACACGATGGCGTTAGCTTCGGCATGTACCGCAGTCTCACATCCCGTCGCGTACTCCTCGGAGTAACGACTCGGGTGTTTGTGATGACAGTGCACTGCGCCGGCGACATTCCCGTTATACCCAGTGGAGATGACTCGTGAATCACGCGAGATGGCTGCACCTACCCAGAGCCGGTCGCATGTCCCGCGCAACGACACCGAGCGGGCAATGCTCATCATCATCTCGATCTTAGTTGGCCGGCTCATTCTGACACCAGCGCGTAGAACTCTTGGTCGTACGCCTCGAGCAGGTTGACGTGGAAGGACTCGAACGCCTTGACCACGGAATCCATGGCGGGGGCGAATGCCTTGACCATAGCCTCAGCCATTGCGTTGACATCCTCGCCCAGCAGAATGAACCTGCCTTCGATGGAACCCATGAGATGTTCCCGACGACGTTGGTCGAGGATCTGCATTCCGCGGTTCATGTACAGCATGGCAAGATTGGGCTGGTTGGTCAGGATGGCCTTGTGTGCCTTCGCAACATAGTAGTCAGGGTTCAAAACTCTTGCCTCGTTTCGGGTCCAGCCGACATAGCGGCTTCGTTGAAGATCGCGTAGCTCATGGGGTACATGAGAACGCGGACGTTTTGCGGTGTTCCCACGGGAACGTGCATTGAGGACAACGCGGAGATAGCAGCCATGCAGAACGTCAGCCGCTGAGCTTCAAGTGCAAGCTCGTAAGCGTGGAACGCGTGCAGGTCCGAGTCATATGCGTGGTGACGATCACTCATTGCAGTTCCTCAATCTTCGCGGTGTCCCCCACGAATCCGTGGAGTGAGACAACATGTGTTGTCAACTGACCCAACGATACATCGACGTTGTGAGTTAGGGCTAGCTGTTCAGCTACCCATTGTCCCAGTCGTACGGCCATATAAATGTCGTTGGTAAAATGGCGATAGATTTCACAGGACCGAAGATTGTACTGAACGTGGAGTAGTCCATCTCGAATGATAAAGTGATACCCCAACGAGCAAGGGACTCGCTGTCCAGCAGTCGCTCCTGTGTCCTCCGGGAACCATATTGGAAGATAAGCCTGACGAGTTCCAAGGTCGCTTGCGAGCTGGGTAACGACGTCATCCAAATCTCCTACTGGGAATCGGTATCCGCTGAATCGGAACTCGCCCGACGATAGGGTTTCATCAAGCCCGTTCCTAAGCTCGACTTTACGACTAAGCCCCTTGGGCCAGATACGCTCCATGTAGTTGTGGTCGTACTTGCCTCCCTTGACGTGCAGGTCCGCACCGTTCGCGTGGTACGGCCAGTTCGCATGTTCCACACCAGGGTTGATGGGTTTGCGCCCGACGCGTTCCTGGAAATGTTTCTCGGACCAGGGCAGGTCAGGGTCGATGTGCTTCTGTGCACCCTTGACGGTTTGGGGCATCTGGTACATCATGGTGACGTTCAGAAGTTCATACGTGTCGTGGATGCTTGATTTTGAAATATCAAGCGATTGCCACTTCCCCTGATTCTGGGGAGTTGTGAGTAGCAGACGTTCGGCGAGAAAGGCACGAGCGTCGCGGAAGTCTTTCTTTCCCGCAACAATCAGGTGCCCATTCCCGCCTTCGTCGCTAAAGCCCAGAATGCTCACAGCTCAGCAGGGGCTTCCAGGTCGGCGTGTACCTGACGGTCAGTCACCAGTGCGCTCCGGCTTGAGTACAGCTCGGTGAGTGACCAGTCGATCAGCTTCAGCTCCTTCTCGGCACGGGCGAGAGCAGACTGGGCCATGGTGACCTGAGTCTCGCTCTGCACCTTCTCCCGCTCGGTCTTCTCGATCTGCTCATCGATCAGGGCCAGGGCTGTTTCATGTTTACTCATCGTCATCCTCCATATATCCTGAGAGGTCGGTGTCGACCCCTTCTGTTTTACGCAAGCAATCGAACGTCAGTTTGGATGCTGGTATCGAGGGTAGGATTGGGGCAACCTTTGCCATTCCCGCCGACTTGAGTCGCGTACCGCCTTCCCAGGGCTTCCCATATTCGGGGCCATGTACCTCAGTGTGGTACCGCCGTCGAATACGTAGTTGTTGGGAGAAAGACATGTTGCAGTAGAGGAGACCTTCCTCATCCATAGAAAGAAACTCCTGGAACCGCATCTGCGACCGCCAAAGGACAGGTGCACGTAGCTTGAGGGCTTCAGTGTGAGGCTTCTCTTCGAGAAGTTCACGGTCACGGTCATGTTGGTAAAACCAGGCCAGTGATTTGAAACTATGGAACTGTGCTGCCTCGAGATGCCACACAAACGAGATATCCTTTGGCTCGAGCCCGAGACGCTTGCCAATTTCACGAGCAAGGACGTGAACCAGACAGAGATCAAGCTGTCCGACATAGCCGAGATAGGTGGTTCGTGAGTGGAGTGTGATCTGGGGTCGGGGCAGTGCCCGGTATCCGAAGCCCAACATGCAAGAGCCCCAGACTCGCCATTCCTTATTGTTACTAGCGGTGGTGCGCTTAGCCACCTGATTGGTTCGCATGAATGACAATCCACGCTTCTTACCTTTCAGCTTTGCTTCAATTACATCGAGCCAAACCTCCAGCGCCTCGGGGTCGATGTACTGCCTCACCAGTGTTGTCCACCGGCTGTGTGTGACCCAAACATCTTTCAGGTCGAACTCGTAATCACAGGACTCAGCCTCGACCACGACGTTGTGCAGCTGGAAGTCCATGCTGTTCGCCAGGTCGATGTCCTCGGGGCGTGCGTACACCAACCGCTTCGTCAGCTGGTAGCTGAGCTCGGTGATGTCTTTGTAGGTTTTTGCGAACATCAGACGAGGGTCCCTGTCGTGTTGTAGTGGCAGCAGGACTTTTCCGGGTACACGTTCGACTGATGACAGGCAACAGCCTCATCATCAAACGCACGGTGGCATCCCCGACATTTCCCTGTCACTCCGTCGTAGCCGGCCTCCTGGCGGTCAACGTTGATCTGATGTTTCTTCATGTACCGCTCGAACAATTCTTCGGCGTCCATGCCCGAGACGATGAGCAGGTTCATGAAGAAGTGCCAGGCGTCGACCATCTCACCCTTGACCGCTTCCACATTCCAGTGCTTCGACGTGGCCCAGATTTTCCAGCCAATCTCGTCGAGTGCCTCGTGGAGTTCATCCTGAAGCGCGAGCTTCATCTCCTTGAAGAACTGGATGCGGTCTACGCCCGTCAGATCCTCGACCTGGGTGCCGAAGGATTTCTCCTGCAGCTCGGACTGCATGTTCAGCATGATTGCCAAACGGTCGGGTGCAGGCTGCTTGACCTCTTCGGGTTTTTCCTCATTCATACTTGACTCCTCGCCAGCTGTACTTGTGATGTTTCGCGGCGGCAAGGATACCGTGATACCCATGCTCCGCTTCGTCGGGTGCCTGGTAATCATACCGGCAAATGTGGGAGTCGAGCGGCCAGATGTGGAGCATCATCCTGTAGCATTCCCAGATGTGCTCAATGTTCTCAAGCACTCCGTCCATCTGACCAATCTCGCCGGCGACGTTCTCACGCACCGTGTCGAGTGAAGGAAGGCAGATGACCACGAGTGCGTGCCGACGCATGTAGCGCCGCATGTATGCAATGGCCGGATTCGTCATCTCGAAGCCCGGACGCACAGAGCCACGAACAGTTGGTCCGTAGATATGTTCCGAGGTCAACGGGTGACGGTCGTAGATTGACAACGGCTGGGAATCCCAGCTGTGGATGTCCTTCTCGGTCCAGCCAAACAAATCCTTGACTGGTCCCTCGATGGAATCAGATGCACGCGCATGTGCAGGCAGCCCAGTGTCTTCACACAGCCGACGCAGGAGCGTTGTCTTGCCCCCACCGTCTGGGCCTTCGAGCAGGATCATTTCATCAGCCTCATCCAGTAGAGAAGTGTGCGTAACCTGCGGCGTCGGTGACGCAGCATCATGAGTCGCATTACTTCCTCCTTTTCTTTGTTGACAGTTTCATCATCGCATCAAAACGTGAGTCCGAACCTACATGTAGATCCACACCGGTAAGGAGTTTCCTCGGGTTGCGCAGGATCGCCTTGCCAATGTCACCATCGCTTGCCAGCGTGTCCATCAAAAGTTCGTCTACACTGTTGCGGGCAACGATGTGGGTGAACGTCGTGGAGTTTCGGCTCAAGGCGATACGGTCACAGCACTGGGTGAAATCTACCCACGATGGCGTGTGACCGTACCAAATCATGTGGGCCGCTGTGGACAAGTCGATTCCGTAACCGGCCGCAGCGGGTTGGACGATCATCACACAAGGGTCCTCTTCCGCCTTGAACGCCAGGATTGCAGCATCAGAATCCGTGCGCTTTACGCCACCGCGGATCGACCAATGCTTGAACCCTATGTTGTCGCACATCTCTTCGATCAGATCGAGGTCTGCTTTCCATCGAGCCGCGACAACAATCTTCTGACCCTTTTCGAATTCCTCAGTAAGAATCTCTTCCAGGGCGTCGGCTTTTTCAAACCCAATACGTCGAGTCTCACCTGTATCGGTAACGACAAACCCTGAAGTGATCTGTGACAGTCTAAGCTGTTGGACCAGCGCGATTGCTGCCTCACTGATTTCACCATCCTCTAGTAGGGCAATCATTTCCCGGGCCATCTGATCGTAGACGGGCCGGCTTGCTTTTAGATCGACATACCTGACAAGATCTTCGCGCGGAGGGAGGTCAAAGCAATCCTCTCTTCGTACGACAACCGCATCTCGACGGATCCTGTTTTGTAGTTCCTCGAAATTGCGCGGGCCAATGTACTTGGGGAACTTCCGTGTCGAACCCGGTTTCCCTCTCTTGTCCGGAATCTCGATGTCGATCCACTTGCCATAGTGAGCCTTGAACTTGGCCAGTGTATCGAACTCGGCAAACCTCTCTGGGTTGAGGAACTGCCATTGCATGTAGATGTCATAAGCCCGCTTCGCTTTCGTGATGGGTGTCCCGGTGAGGATCAGCTTGTACCCGAACGGATTGCCCAGGTTCACAATCATGTTGGAGGCCTTGCCCGACGGCGACTTGATACCGTGCGACTCGTCGATGACAAAAGCAGCCTTGCTGATGTCACCGGCCCACTTCAACAGGGTCGACTTGTTCTTGTACCTGCCCGATGCCTTGGACTCACGGCCAGACTTCGTCTTGCGACCTGGTGTGGAAAACGCTTGGTAGTTCACCAGGATGACGTGGAGCTGATGTGTGCCCGTGACTGGGGGCGGCGGTGACTGTCGGGCCTTAGCATCCCACACCGTGATGTGGAAGATTCGTGGGCAGTGAGCGTGGAACTCGTTGACCCAGGTTCCCATGATTCGGTTCGGGGCTACAATGATGACGCGGTCAATCCAGCCCAGTTGGTTCAAGCATGACAGCCAGTCGATGGTTGTCTTCGTCTTGCCGGTACGTGGTTCCATGAACAACGCTCCGCCCCATTTCTGCTTGAGCAGTCGGGTCAGTGCGTCACGCTGGTGGGTGTACGGCTTCGTCCGAAATTTGTAATGCAGATGAGGCATCAGACAGCCAGGGGGTGAGCCATCAGGTAGGCGCGTCCTGCAGGTGTTGCCTGTAGCCCCGCGATGGCCCGTCGGACCATATCGGCATCGGTGCTTTCTGTGGCAATCTCGAACAGTGCCTCTACGTGGATAAGCTGGTTAGTCATCAGTTCAGTGACCTGGTTGTCGTTCATGTAATTCCTTTCGCGTCGTGTTCAATTGTATGCGTCCCAGAAGAGACTGGGCGTGTCTGTGGGCGCCTAACGGGCGTTGTTGCGTGTGAACATGCACAGCGATACAATCGGGCGCGCAAATCGCTCTGTACGCTCGCCATGCTGCAACAAAGCCCCTGGGCCGCAATCCCAGGGGCTTCGTCGGGTCAAGCAGTTGAAAGGCGACGGGCAATCAACTACGACCTGATTTGCACGCTCCCCCCGCAAAAAGGAGCAGTACAGTTGTGGCCACGATCTGTATCCAGTAGATCGGATTCCAGATCAAGGCAATCATACACCCAACCATCGCTACCCAGAAAATGTACTGGAGAGTGGTCAGCCAAACCTGTCGTCCATGTTCCCGACGGAACACGAGCTCAGCCCGAATGTCAAGAGCACTCATGGCTAGGCCTTCAGGGATTCGAACTGGTACCGGCATTCGTAGTCGTTCGAACTGACGAGCCGGTAGAGAGCCTGAGCCGAGATGGTACGTTCGCACATCTTGAGCGTCGTCCTCACGGTGACGGGCAGAATGATGTGGTCCAGGTTTTCCTTGACGTGGAGAGACACTCCGTCATAGGGGCCTTCACCGAAGCGCGCGAGCATCGTCGTCACCCTTCGTGCAACGTTCGGAACCGACGAAGGCTCCCGGGTGAGTCCAGTGAATCACGTTGCCGGTTACCGAGCGGTGGTACTCGACCCCACACCGGTCACATCGTTGGTTCATCACGCATCAACTTCTTCATCAACGAAGGTCGGCTGGAGCTGGATGTCGCATTCCTTGATGCGTTCGTGGAGACGCTGCAGGCGATCAGCGCGGGCCCTCAACCGGTCAGCGCGGAGCTTGGGATTCTTCGGCAACTCGAGCATCTGTTCGATGGTGATGCCCGGATCCTGATCGAGATAGTCGAGCGGATCGACCTTTTCCTTGGCCGGCTTCGACTTGTTCCATTTGTGGAAGTCGCGGTTCAATGTCTTCAGATCGGATTCGGTGAACATGTAACGCCCGCCGATTCCTGCGGTGTTCCAGTTGTTGTCGCTGCGGAGAAAGCGGCGAAGGAGCCTTGGAGTCGTCCCAATTTCGGCGGCTGCTTCGATGGATGTGTACATAGTTCAGTCCTTTGCGGGGTCAAAAATGCGGTGAATGTGAGTGCACCGTACGACATTGCATCATGCAAAGTCAAACGGGAGACTAGAGATCGTAGATTTGATCCAGGTCTTCGCGCACCTGCGCGAACAGCTCAGCGGGTGACTTTACGGAGGTCACATCGTAATGGAAGTCTTCGTGGTCGTCAGGGTCGTCTGTATTATCGACGTAGACCTGAACGCACTGTGTGCCAGCTTCCCCAATATATGCCTTGCAGTCGAACGTGAAACCGTACTTCGTCAGTTTCTTCTCTAACAGTAACAACGTGCCCCTCGCCAGACCTTCTGGTATTGGTGGACATTGATGTGCATTCGAATCTTTTGCGGTCATCGTCGCAGCACCCCAGCTTTCTTATTCTTTCAACGAATCCTCAACAATTCGTTTGATACATTCATATTACATGATGCATGACGCAATGAACAACCCTGAAGAGAGACCCGACGATCACTTGGTATTTCAAGCGATATACCGTCGGGCCTCTCGTCATTTGTTACGGGGCTGCGTACACGCGTACCCAGTCAACGTCCATCCAGCTGGGGTTGGTAGCCTGTCCTGCGACGGGGAACCAGTCAAGCTGGAAGGTCTGCTTCATCGCGGCCGTGGGGATGTGCGCCGAGTTCGTGTCCCGGAACCATTCCACACCATCGATGTAACCGATGACGCCAGTGGCTGACCATTCGACTGCGTAGTTGTGGTACGCCGTCATGTCGATGGCCTTGTTGGCTGAGGTCTGCTTGTCGGTACCGCTGCAGGCGTAGTGCAGGAACAGGTTGGCGTTGGTCAACGATCCGTTCTGTTCGAAGTAATCCAGTTCCTCACAGCGGCTCGACGTAGCGACGGGCCAGAGAATGGACACGCCGTGGTACTTCGGCTCGTTGCCACCCGTGCGGATGCGTGCTTCCCAGCGTCCATACTTCTGGTTGGCGAACTTGGCAGACATGCCGCCTGTTGTTCCGTCAGCCGTTCCCGCAATGGACAGGTGATCCACGTCAATCCAAAGCTGGTTCGGCGAGCGTACGCCATTGCCGGCATGACCGGGTGAGTCGTAGCTCGACCACTTGGTCGAATCGGGACGGCCCACGTAGTTGAACTCATCACCTGCGATGACCGAACCCCAGCCCATGGCTGTGGCTGCAGTGCCATCGGATACCGGACCCGAGCCCCAGGGCTGCGTCATAACAGGACGGCCAACCGTGTTGTTCACCCGGGGCAGACCGTAGGCATCCTGGACAAGCGTGAGCAAGTCGTACAGGTCGATCCGAGGCGTAAAGGAGTTGCCCACCTTGACGTTGGCACCCACCATCACGGTCGGGATGTGGTTGTCCACGGTGTTGTCATCTTCATCGAACGTCACGATCAGCAGGCTGTTGTGGGTCTTGGCCCACTGCGCGTAGCCATCAAGGTTCGACTGCAGCCAGGCATCCCCTGTGTTGATGGATCCGTCGTGCATGTTGTTGTTGTTGTTCGGAATCACCATGGACACGGTGGGCAGCTGGTTGTAGTCCGTGGGGAACTGAGTGAAAGGCAGGCTCTGCGTTGCCTGGTTCACACTGGTGAAGTTCACCCACGGTGCGTGACGCCGAGCGTAGGCTCCTGAGGAACACCCGGTGTAACCTGCAGACGGCATCGTTTCCGCGTAGCCCTTGAACGATTTGCCAGCAACCTCGAGCTGCTGTTCCATGTTGTTCGGGGACGTGTATGTGTGGGGGCACGAGTCATCAGTCAAGCCCTGCTTCGATCCTGAGAACAAAGCAATGTAGTTCGGCTCGGACGGATGGATGATGCCATGCGCGTCAGTGAAGTTCGTTCCCTGGGCGGCAAGGCTGTTGATGTAGGGTGCGTTGGACGAGCCCATGATCTGGGTCGTGGAGTGGTTTTCCATAACCACGATGACCACGTGATCCCACACCGGGACACCATTGGTCGTCGTGGCTGATGCCGGCTGCATCATGACAACACCCGTGATGATGAGAAGCACGGCTGCAATAGCCGCAACTATCCGTTTCATTCTTTTCCTTTGGGTTGATTGGTTGAGACCGTAACCCCCAGCTACAAACTAACCCGGTACGAGGTCTGTGGAGGTTCGTACCGGGTTAGTAAGTTAGTTCGGTCAGGGCGGGGAGGAGATGTGCTTTAGTTCCTGGGTCCCCGTTTACCTGGCACTCACAGAGCCTGACCGAAGATTAGATGTCGTCGACCTCGAGGTCGTCGTCGTCTTCCTCGGGCTCCGGAGCAGCCTTGGCACGAGCGCGGGACCGAACGGTCTTCGCCGGCGCAGCCTTCTTCGAAGCGGCACGCTGTGCCTTCAGTGCGTCGAGACGTTCCTGCTTGGCCTTCTCGCCGGCGCCGGACTTGACAGCCTTGACGATGGCGACGACCTGCGGATCCTTGGCGCCCTTCGGGAAGTTGTACCGCTGGCGACCTTCGGAGTCACGTTCGAGCACACCGTCCTTGGTGAGCTTCCGGAGCAGGATGCGAAGGGCGGAGGCAGTGTACGACGTGCCGGCCTGGGTGTTGACGTGTTCGACGAGCCACGCGGACCCGTATTCGATGGCTTCCTTCGGGGGAGCAGCCTTCGCTACGGGTGCGGCCTTTGCTCGGCTGGCGGGTGCTGCCTTTGCCTTGGCAGCGGGCGCTGCCTTCGTTGCGGTCGTGCGACGAGTTGCCATGTCGGTCATCTCCTTGTTGATGGGTTTTTGCTTCGTGTCGAAGCGTTGTTCAAAGCGTTACGTCTAAACTATAACACAGACTTTGCGTATCGCGCAGACGTGAGAGTGGGTCACTTTTCGTGTTCGATTGCGGAGTCGGTAAGAGCCCAGCCTGTGCAGAGTTTGAATTCAACTGTGCCCGCATCATGTACGCGCGCCCAGCATTCCTCCTCCGTTTCAGCTTCGATGACGACCACACCGTCGATGATTCCCCGATAGTGTACGGTCATCTCTGTCATCGCGTCACGCAGTTCCTCGAGAAGTCTGTTGAGAAGATTGCGTCGGATGAGCAGATTGCGACGTTGTGACTCGGACAGCGAATCACCTTTACGTCGCAGGAATGATGGGATAGTCTTTGCCTCGGTGTCCCATCGTGACATCAGATCGAATAGATCTGTGGGCGCGTGATTTGTCATAAATCAATCATGTCACAAGAGTCATGCGATGTGCAACAAAGTCTTGTCACAAATTTTACAAAAGTTTCCAGGTTCCCCTCCGGGGTTATCTGTGTGGCCCGTAGCCTCCCGGTTTCCTCCGCGTTTGCTGCGAAGCTTGCAAGTACGCGGTAGGGCTAGATGTGATTTTTACATATGTGATACGATTGACACGTCGTCTCGGAAACGGACACTCGTTCACTACACAGCACCCGCAGGCACGGTACACAAAACCCCTCGCATCTTACGCATCTACTAAAAAAGGCCCCCAGCTGAATGAACAGCCAGGGGCCTTTTATAAGGGTAGATCAGACGGCTTCGTGACGCCCGTCGGAGTTGAGTACCTCAGCAGTCGTCAGCGACGGGCTGCCGTCGGTCAGTGCAGCCGTAGCCAGCGAGGTGAGGTAGGACATGAGCAGTGCACCGGCGGCAACACCAGCCATGTTCACGAAGTCTGCCTGGAAGACGTTGAACAGAACGTCACCGCCGAAGTAGGCGAGCAGCACAAACTGTGCAGCGGATTTGATCGCGCGTTCAGTAGCAGCTTTCCAGAATGCAAGAGTCCACATGTTATTTCCTTCAGAGTTTTCGCAGGTCATGCCAGCGATGATTTTTGGTTATAATTCCTATCGTGCGGAGACCGTACAACGCCATGATGCCGAAGCCGAACAGTAGTCCAGCTTCGGCACTTCTTGCATAAAATTTCATGACGTAATAATGCATGTTTACGTGAAGCGAAGTCTTATTCTTTGGGCTTCAGATTCACGTTCACCGTGGTGTCGATGGAGTCGATGGCTTCCTGCACGCCAGCAGCCGCCAGCTCATCCACGTTTTGGATGCCAGCTTCGACGCGTGCCTGGATGCTGTCGAGCAGCTTGGCTTCGTCAAAGGTCTGACCCTTGGACAGTGCAGCCACTGCGCCGACGAGCGACTTGATGACTGCATCCTGCGCGGCGTTCTGGTTCATGATGTTCCGCAGGTTGCTGTCCATCCATGCGACCATGCCGCCGAGGCTCGTGGTGCCAGTAGCACCCGGGCCCTGACGAGCAAAGCTCTTGTTGAAGAAATCGTCGGGTGTTGCCATTTCGAATGCATCCTTTACTGGGGGTTTGGGTGCCGGCGGCTTGGGAGCCGGGCCAGCGAGGATGGCGTTGATCGATGCACGAAGCCCATCCATGTTACCGGGCCAACCAGCAGGATCAATCTTGCCTTGTGAACTGTATTCGTAGTGGGCAGCCTGAATTCGTTTCTCAGGCGGAAGCCCCATCAGGAATCCCTTTTCAAGCGCCGCGCCCAGACGGGGTGCCCAGTACAACTGTTCAGGGGTCCAGTCCCAGGGCTTGATGCCAGAGGATTCCATCTCGATGCCGATGAGATAATGGTTGCCCATATCCCTCGGAATGCCGGGCAGATAACCTGCGCCAGCGTGATTCGCCACACCAGTAGCCACGATGTACACCGTGCCGTCTCGGCCGAAGCCAAGGTTGCACAGCGGACCGGGCAGATCGGAGCGGCCATTGATGAGCATGTTCAGCGTCGGTATGTTGTTACCGGCAAACTGCAATCGGTTCGTTGCTGTGTGGTGCCAGAGAACGCCGAGGCATGCTTTCAGATCTTGCTGTGCATACCCCCGCGTTTTCC